CCAATCGGTTACAAATTGTAACCACCTCATCAGATACGGTTGTCGTATTGAAGGCACGAATTGACACGATAGAAAAAGAACGAATTAAAATCAAAGACATTTATGAAAAGCAAATTGATACTATTTACCTTTATGATTCTATTGCCATCGATAGCGCATACACAAAAGCAATTCAACGATTACTCCAGAGTGAACGTGCTGGATTCTTTAAGTAAAGAAAGGCGGTTGGTATTGTTAGCGGTTAACAAGATGTATTTTTTGAGCGCAGATAATCAAAAGTTATGTCAAGAAAATCAAACGTTAACTAAGATAAATGAGCTTAATGTGTCATATATCGCACAAATTGAGCGTGATTTGAGCCATATAGAGGGATTAAATGAGGGATTAACTAAGGGATTAAGTGAGGAATTAAAACGAAAAAAAAAGTGGCGCAAAGCCACTCTTTATTCAATTGGTTTGAATGCTATCTTTTTAGCTTCATTATACGTTTTAAGTAGATAGCGAAGTCGAGTGCTTCCTCGTAAGCGTGGTGTAACCATTCCTGTTCACTCAAATTAGCTTTGTCCACCGTTACTCCGTACTTCATTCGTCCCATTTTCTCGCGTGAGATTAGATCAGTAATTACTTCTTTGTATGTCTCGCTTTGGCAGTTATCAAAATCGTGTGTGATATTCATTATTTTGAAATTAAATTATTTGCAATGTCATCCCAATCTAAAGTTTTTAATGAATGCCAAATATCATGAATATCATCTTCATCTAAACCATGTTGCCATTCTGTATTTAAAGGTTGTAATTCAAAATATAAATACATTTGTTCACCTTTTTCTTCATGATACCAATCTTCAATATAGTAACCTAAAATTTTGCAAGGGATTTCAATAAGTGTTTTATCTTTTTCATTACCATTTACAAATGTTTCGTAATAAAAATTTACGTTGTACTTTTTAATTAATTCTTCAATTTTCATTTTATTTCTAATTTAGGTTGTACTTCTTTTTGTTTACGGATGTACTCGGTTAGTTCCGGTAACATCCAGTAGCCATAACTTGCCATTTCAAACGTGAAGTCATCAATTTGGCGAGTTATATCGGGGAGTATTGCACCATCGGTATTCCATAACGCGGTGATTGTCTTGCCGTGTTCACGTTGGATTGAGTCGTTAAGTCGTTTGAGTAGCATCTTTGTTTGATGATTATAGAACCATTTGATTGGTTCGCATTCATCACCTGCGTAGATGGACGCTTGTAACCACATCAATAGGTTTAACACCTTTACTTTTTCTAATTCGTCTTTTGTAATTTCAGTTTTCATTATCTAAATGTTTCATTGTAGTATTGTTCACTTGTTTCTCGTGGAAATATAGTATCATCATTAGTCATATCTAAACATCCTTGACAATACGAATCTATTATCTCCTCCTTATGCATTGCTTTTGCTTTTCTCAAGATTGTATGCCATTGAAATTTGTCTTTTGGTGTGTATGATAATTCTAAAAATAACCACTCAATTGAACTTTGTTTTTTGTTTTCCATTTCAAATATATTAAAATAATTTAACCAAATGCGTATTTACCATAATTCTTTTTTAGTTCATAGAAGCACCGCATCATTATTGCATCAGCGAAATCGGGAGATATGCCATACTTCTTTTGCAATGTCTCTTTATTCGTTACTCGCAACTTTCCATCGCTATCGATTTTCTCCCTGCGTATCATCTCCAGTTCCTTCACGATGGTATCTTTATGCGTTGGTTCAAATGTGATTGCATTGGTAGTAATGAGTTCACCAAGTTTAAAATAACAATCTGCTTTGAGATTCATATAATTATCTCGCACCGCTTTTGATCCATTCAAAAATCCCTTGCATTTGAGGAAGTCAACCGCTCCACCTCCAATACCATCCTCATCGCATAATACATTAGACAGTCTCACGTTATTCGATTGGGCGAGTTGGTTGATTGTGTCCACCACTTCGTTGATTGGCTTTTGTTTTAACACGATAAACTTGGAAGCGTGTAATCCATTCCACAACACAATCACAGTCCTATCATCTCCCATTCGCGCGATGTCGGCAGTAATGAACGCGTCATTGTTCGTGTTGGTTTGTGGAGCGCGGAAGCATCGCAGTAAATCATCGTAATTATACAAGCGGTCTTTTGTTTCGTCATAATCCCAATCGCCTTCCAATAATCGTTTACGGTCAACTTCGGGGAGCATTTGTAATGATTCGAGATACACTGGCGAAACGTGTGGGTTATCCGTTGGAAGTGCCTGAATAAAATCGCGGTCGCTTCGTATATTTCCGTTTCTTTTCGCATCAAAGAATTCGGTATATAACCAACCTTTGTGGGGATTGCAGGTCATCAATAACTTTGGCTTGTCATTGATTAACTTATAACGCAATCGCGATGAAAGGATGTCGATGCATTTTTGCGATACTTCCCCTGCCTCATCAACGAACGCATCGGTTAATTCTATACTACCAAATCTTTGAAACTCGGGATCACTTGGTAAATCTGCTAAATCCATTAAGATTATTTGACTACCATTGAAGAATTTAATAACGTGGTCTTGGCCGTTGTAAGTCCAATGTTTATCGGGTTGTAATCCGTGAGCTGCGCATAACTCAAAGAAGGTAGCCATCGTTGACAATCGCAGTTTCTTGAGTTCAGACCTTCCAATTAAACCGCGAGTTCCTGCGTATTTCAATCTTCTTTTTATTTGCCAATCGCAACCTAAAAAAGATTTCCCACCACCTACACCGCCACCATACAACAATTGCCTACAATCGTTATCGATGGCGAGTAGGTTGAGAGCGTCAATTTGTTTCTGATGGTATTTCATTTATTTGATTAAAGATTATATCCATTCTGATTAACTGCTTCAGGAGATTTGGGTTATCACATTGTTTTTTTATGTGATATTTTTTACCATACAATTCGAATCGGACATTGTAGTTTTTCATTTAGAAAAGAGTTAATTGTGGAGTTGATTGTAATTCCTTTTCAAGCATATTTAACAGGCGAGTGTAACGCACTGGTGTATTTCTCCAATTGATAATTTCAATTGATTCTTTTAATGCTTTTTGTTTTGCTTCGAACTCTGAATTAAATATTGTGTTTTTTAATGAAGGCAGTGATGAATGCCCTTCATCTTTTCCTCGAAATGATAATGAATAAATCCATAACTTATTTGGAGTACGAGCAGTTCGCAATTCCAATGAATACTTATTAATGCACTTATAAGTTATGATATTTGGATTCTCACAAACTCCGTGTTCATTCCAGTAGAATCGTTTCATAGTTTTTTGTATTTTATTTTATAACACGTTTCACAATAAGGTCGTGAATTGCGAGTGATGGCAATGTTTGCTTCATCGATATAGTAATAGATATGTTTACCGCAAAACATTTGATTGCATCCAGTACACTGAAAAGAATCTTTTTTCTTTACATCACAACCGCACGCTGTCATAACTTATTCATTATTCGTTCCTGCATTATTTTACTATCCATAATGTCAGCATATAACCTGCGCATTAGTTCATTTTGTACGGATAGATTAAACGAATGTTTTTCTTCCTTATTCATTCTCTCAATGCGCGTTTTAGTTAGCTTCTTTTCTTCGATGACTTGGAAGCGTGCAGCGAACTTCCATTGCTTCCATTGGTCATCCGTCCAACAGTCATCGTTAATCAATTCGAGTTCGTAAAACTTCGCAATGAAATTAGGCGCGAGAATCATCACTGCGTTGCGCTCGTTGTTTTTCCATCGTGCAATATCAGTCATAAACATTTCCTTCCAATCAATTGGCTCGTGATATTGCTGCACTGGAGTTTCCATCTTCGTTTTTTTCTTTTCGAGATCGATGTTCATTTTGTTGCGGACATTCGTGTAGTTTTTTAGGACATCACTTTGAAAGGCAATGGTTATCATTCCGAAATTTTCAACGCGTGTAAATTCCACACCTGCCGCGTTCATTTCAAAGGCCAGTGCGTATTCGCCAATCGTCATATAAGGATGGTAATGTATCGCGTTAGTAAACAGCATTTGTACTTCCTCAACCGATGGCAGTTGTTTGATTCCACTGAT